CAACGACCGCCCAAACATGGGCATCGGCGGCATCACACCCGCCCAGAAACTGAAAATGGCCGCGTGAATTCTACGGATGCACCCCGTTAAGAATGGGGGGATTACCCTCCCATGGAGATGGAATTTGTAGCGATCAGACCGAACGATCACACATCAACTGAAACAAATGGGCCAACTCCGAAGCTCATTGAAGCTTGGGCGACGCAAATTGAGAAACCACCTGAAATTCCATCAGTTGTCTGTGTTGATGTTGTATAAGTCCAGTTCGATGTTCCAACCGTGACTTCCCTTACAACAATTGTCCCAACCACGATCCGCACCACATAGCTCTCGAGTTCTTCACCAAGAGGAACTTCAATAGACGACCAACTATCACCGTTGATCCTGGTTCGTCTGACCCAGTGAACATAGAAGGCACCATCACCCAATAGTTCGCACTTCAGATGGGAGACGGAATACGGTCGCAGGCCCACCCCATCGAATGCAATTTGCCTCGACTGTGCGCCAAGTGATGAGAAACCGTCTTCAAGCAGACCAATTCGGTAGTATCTATCAAGCCCAAGGGCAACTGCTGATAGATCAATCTGTGGGACAGATGCATCAATAACAACGAAAAGGCTTCCAATCGGCCAACTGCCGGGGTTCAATGCATCGCTCCCCGCAAGACCTCGAAGCAACATTGAAATTTGGTATTGCCCGGGGCCGATGAGAACTGCGTCAGCAAACTGGCAGATCTCCCAGTTATCAGAGTTCCCGCTGCCAATAGCAACTACGTTGGATCCGTTGAGGACATCTGCCGACGATACAGAACTAAGTTGACCAGACACCATGACTACATTGACCTTGGAACTTCTATCCCAAAGTCCCGTTGGCGCCCAACGCAACTCTGAGGCCAGCGTGCCCAGTATGGTCGGTGAGTCAATTCTCGCGTTGAAGGTATATCCAGATTCACTTGCTGAACTCCAAACCGCAACTGGCCCACGCCAAGGCTCGCTTGCAACTGCGACGTGGGGTGCATGGGGCACCTCTGCACCTGTCAGTATGGGTAAATCGAGGAATTGTGCGAATACGCCGGATGACACAAGTGGCGACGACCTTACAACACTTTCACCTCTACTCTCCCCGGCGGACTTCGTGCCTATCTCGGTTCTTGTCCCTTCAACATGGAGACTGCCGCGTTCTTCAATGCTCTCGATCCGATAGGTCAAGCCAGCAACGGTGATGACATCACCAGCGTTCAGCTTAAGGAAGGATCGTGGAAGATCAAATTGGAAACTCTCTTGTGCAGTTGTGGCCTCCACCAGCCAACGATCTGTTATACGCCTAGCCTCAGGATCGCGTAGAACAACGTTAAACTCGGAGTCCGAAGATAACTGCGAATCTGAATCGGGAAAAGCAGCTTCGACAGACCTAACCTCAAAGTCATTCTCCGCCCGAATGAATGAGAGGCGAATTCTCTCCGTTTTGGAAAAATTTGATAGGCGGGTCTGCGAGAAGCTTGTCTTCCCGTCCTCAAGCTCGCAGACGCGATCTGTATCCAAGCTGAAGGTAGGTGAAACCTTGCGGTTGAAGAAGAAGAGCACCCCATCAATCTCAGCTACATCAATTGAGTATATTACACAAAGTGACTGCAGTTTTGCTCGAGCTGACTCATCACTGTACACCATCTGGCCCTGAAGGGCCCCAAAAGCCATACTCACGTCAAAACTTGAAATCGCAGTCAACCCTTGGCAAATTTCGGAAATGGCCGCTCCAACTTGTTCGCCAGATGATCGACCATTTAGCCAGTGCCCTTTGTCGTAATTCGCGTGATCACTCCACACTTCCACGTTTCCCGGAAACTCAGGAAATGGCCTAGCATCCCAAGCCCAAACGTGGCTGCGGCTAAGGTCAAGCATCGACCCTGAATACAACGAGGCCTGTGGATTATTTTCTGCAATTGACCAGTATCTTGCCATAGCATTGAGATACTGCATTTGAATTAGATCATCGCGAGTTGCGTTAGAGCCTCGCGGCAGCAACGACTCCGACGACTTGGGATCGAGAAATTTGTTCGGTTGGTTGGTCGCTTTGTCAAGCGCTGCACAGCCATACTCGGTGAAGCGTATAGGCTTCATCCCCGGCTCCCATCCGGTTGAAGTGAGCAGCTTCAGTCCCCCGGTACGGTCATAGTGGGTGTTTGACCACCATCCCTTTATGTCCTTATATCGGAATACCCAATGCTCACCGTAATTTCCGTCTACTATTGGCTTTCTAAGTTGATGCGCTTCGCCTTCGGGCGAGTCATAGTACCAGTCATACCCTTCGCCACCTGCAATATTCGCCATAAGGTACTCAGGATTATATATACTGCCCCAAGTAGCATCGGCGTGATCTTCGCCATCACGCCAATCAGAGATTGGCATGTAATTGTCAATTCCAACGAAGTCGACACTTTCACTTGCCCAAAGTTTGTCCAAGTTGAAATAGACATCGTCACCTGTATGGTAACCAGAGTATTCAGTCCAATCTGCAGCGTAGGAAACTGCTGTGTCCGATCCGAGAATGTCCTTGACTTCTGCCGCCAGAACACAAAGCGCATCGACCATAGGAAAGGCATCCTCTGCGGAACGTGCCTGCGTCAGTCCTCGCATTTCAGATCCGATACAGAACGCATCGACGCCACCCGCCAAAACACAAAGGTGCGCGTAGTGAAGGATGAACCGTCTATATCCCCAGAGGTTTGGATTGAGGTAGTTTATCGTAACACCGGACGTCGAAAAATCGGAAGGTTGGGCGGCACCAAGGAATTGACTGATCTCGGTGCTGGCGAGAGCCGTTTGATCGGGGCTCTCTGGCCTACCAGGTGCGTTTGACAAAGTGATCCGACCTCGCCATGGAAGTGCCGGCTGGTTTACGTTGTCAGACCAAGGGTCCGGCAGTCCGTTTCCTTCGAGTTGATCCATCAGTATAAAGGGGTAGAACATTACCTCCTTGCCCTTTGCGCGAATTGCCCGGATAGCCTCGATCACCGATTGATCAGAAGGTGTTCCCCCATAGATGGGACGGCCAGATTGCGACGGCACCACGGACGCCGCGGTTCGGCCGACCCCAGAAACCACCCAAGGCATTTCGGTGCCGTCAATCAATGATTGCTCAACTTTTGGCTGTATTATGCAGGATCCAGCACGAAGGTCATTACCAAACCAACTTACGACCAACGATACCGATTGACAGTTCGGCAGTTCGTCGTCCAATTGATTCAACGATAGCTGAAAGTCAGTCATCTCTTGAATTGAGTGAACATTGGCCGACTGACTGCGACCGATACCAATGCCAAAGCTTACCGGAGTGGTCGCCAAGGCGTATTCCCCAGAGCCTGGGATCAAGGCAACGGCTTGAATGGATTTCTGCAGATTGAAGTCAACATCATCACCATCGACTTTTGCTGGCCGGATGACTTCGAACGAGAATTGGGGAATGCGGTTTCCGTAGGTGGAGAGCTGCAAATCTTCGATAACCACATAACAAATTCCACGATAGCTTGGCGCAAGACCCACTCCCTCGACCGCTTCAATTTTGGGGTCAGACAATTGTGTTTCTGATCCCGGGTAGAACCTTAGGTTCAGTTTGTTTTTGGAGATCTCCACACCGTCAGCCCAAATCCGCCCGACAGCAGTCGCCTCACCCAAGCACAGTGAAATGGCCAAGCTAACCGAGTAAGAGAAAGTTTCAACCGTAGGCCGCGGAGAGCCCTTTCCGCCACCAGATTTTCGCACAGACTGCGCAAACCGAGAGGCCCATATCACCTCCCCCGCCACCCGGGTCCGCCCCCAGATCTGCTTGATCGGGACACCGTACCCAACGCCTGATATCCGGAAGCGTTCAATCCTCCCCACTTCGACTGCTTCAGATCCGCTTCCAATGATCCGCTGATCAATTGACCGCCCAATTGTTGCGCCGACCGCACGCCCGACAATCGCACCCGACAGACCAAGGATGGATCCACCGAAGCCAGAACCAATCGCCGAGCCAGCAGCTGAGAGGAGAAGTGTAGCCATTATTTTGCTCCCTGTGGGAAATCGAACCGGGCAACAATCTTTTGCTGCCATGGCAAAGTGAGGAAGGATTCCACGACCCCATGACCCGTGTACGAGTGGATCACGGTCGGCGCGCCGTCGCGTTCAGCGGATATTCCCAGATGCTTGGCAACCCCTGCCGCACTCATACGAAACAGGATGACTTCACCGATTTGGTGGGAATCAAGCGGCTTCGGTAGCAGGTGGCGTTGCGCAGCGAAGAGCAGTGCCTCTTCTCGCGTGGGTTCCGACCAGTCCGGGGTATATGGCGGGATCGCTTCGGGTTCTGCCTGAAATAGGTTTCTCCAGATTCCCCTAACAAGACCAAGGCAGTCTGCCCCGGCACCAATGGTTGAAGCTTGATGCCGGTATGGAGTCCCGATCCATCGACGGGCTTCCGCCACTATGGCCTCACGTGATGTCATTTCTGCCGGCTCCCGCCATCATTTCGCTGGTTGCTGGTTGGATAGGAGGTAACCCAGTCCGTTCCCGGGACATGCGGAAACCCTCGAAAGTTGAAGAAGTTGCCAAACTTCGATCGGCAGGTGCTTGCCAACTTGTCGCAGCCGGCTTCAAACCGGATCAAGTCGCCCACTTGTGGAGCAAGGTCAAAGTCCACCCATAGAGTTAGGTGCCGCTGACCGTCGATCTCCTGGTCTAGTTTCACAACACCCTTAATGCCACTGGCTCTACCCGACAGGACGACTGCCTTACCACCCTCGAACCAGCCCCCGGAAATGTCGGGTTGGCCCTTGAAAACGTAGTGTCCTTTCTCCTCGATTGCTTGCACGCTGGCCTCCAAGGTGAAGCCCGGCTGGCCCAAGTTGAACCGGCATTCACTGTCCCCCAGGATTGCTGTGCAATTGGGCTGATACGTACGTCCACGTGCAACGCTCAGGGCGTCGGCAAGTCCCCGCAATTCAACTTTGAATGCGCCGGAAGATCGTTGAATCTCGCCAAAGTGCCCCTTGAACCGGATGGCACGCTCTTCTGGATTGGCCCAATTGACCCACCAAGTGGTGACGGCCGCTGCGTCAAAGCGTCCGGCCGAGATATCAATTTCGGTGATGCCGTCATCCGACAGGGCACCCGAAACTTCCGTGTTGTCAACCGACAGCCCCAATCCGCGCTGCATGGCCCCCGCTGTCAGGCCCGTGCTGGCCTTGAAGGTAATACCTTCAAACACAAGATCGTTGTCGTGGTCAGTGAACCCGTAGGACTGGCCGTCCTTCCGCACCACGGACCAAGCATGACAAACTGTTGTCGCTCCAGATTGGAAGTGATTGATGAGTAACTCTTTCCCGGTCATCAGAGCCTCACTTCAATGACCGGAACATCCGGAACTTCGCCCGCGTTGAACGTGGCCAGGGAGGTGTGGATGCGGTCCGTGTCAAAACGCACGGGCACGTCGAATTCAAATCCAGCCGTGACGCGGACATCAATATCCGGAGCCGCGACAAAGGTAACCTCGCCGGTTGCGACATCAACCGTGTATTCCAAACCCTCAACCTTGGGATCGGTTGCCAAGGCTATCC